ATGTTAAGAGAAAGAACAAAAATGAAAAAAGGTAAAAGGTTTACTGATTCTACAAGAGTAAAAAAACAAAATAAGATCAACCTGTCACTAACTGAAATGTATGAGCGTTTTCTATTATTTAAGAAAAGTGAAGGTTTATCTAAGCAAACACTATTTGATTATGATGTACACTTTAAATACTTACTGGACTTTCTTGAACGTGATCTTATGGCAGATGAAATGACTACTGAAATCTTTCTTGAATATCGAAATTACATGTTAAATGATTTAGGTCTAAAAGCATCAACAGTTAACATTAGACTTCGAACTATTCGTGCATTTTTACGATATAGTTATGAAGAAGGTTGGATAGACCAGCCAATACATGAGAAATTTAAACCTGTTAAAGCTCCACAAAAAGAAGTAGATGCATTGTCTCCACGAGAAATCAAACTATTACTAAGTCAAATTAACGATGATTATTATGCTGGTTTCCGTGATAAAGTTTTATTCTTTACTATGCTTGATAGTATGGCTCGAATTAGCGAGCTTTTAGCTATTAAGCGTGAAAATGTTGATTTAAGAAATGGAGTAATAAAACTTGAAGCAGATGGAACCAAAACAAAGGTTGATAGATTTGTACCAATATCAACAAGAACATCAAAACTCCTTCAAGAATACATTAATGAAACAAGTGATTTTGAACAAGAGATATTATTCCTTACTTATGATGGACAAGTTCTATCAGCTAACACTGTTAGAAAATCTCTAATGGACTATGGAAAAGCAGCAGGTATTAATAAGCAAGTTAGTCCTCACATATGGAGACATTCAGGTGCTATATTATACATTATGAATGGCGGTGATCCATTTTCACTAAAATCAATTCTAGGACATACAACACTCCATATGACTAACCATTACGTACAAATGGCAAATACAGATGTTAAGAAACGCCATAATCAGTTTTCTGCAATCAAGAGTTTATTTGAATAGGGTTTAAGGGGAGTTAAACTCCCCGTCTAACCTTTTTTTCTAGATCACTAAGTTCTCCATTCAATGTTTCAATTTCCTTGTTGTACTCCTTAAACAAATCCAATAACACTCCTCTTGTATCTGGACAACAATCACCTAACCAGTAAATTATCCTAGCTTCTAAATCAGTCAATGATCTACCTAACCCTTTCACTAATACCTCAGCCATATCTTTTCTAGTTTTATTTGGCTCTTCAAACATATAGTAATTGCCTCTTTTGATCATCGTGAAGCCTCCCTATCCTTTAATCCCTCAATTGTGAGGTATCCATCTTTAACTCTTACTGCATGGATAGAATCAATTAAATCAAGATTACCGCCAAACAAAGCTCCTGCTTCAAAGGCAAAACCATCTTCAATTGCAATTTGCTCTGGTACGCTATAAACAAAATTGAATAACTTTTGATCATGTTCCCATTTAAAAGTTTCAATAATTACACCGTGCTCTAATTCAACAACTTTGGAAGGAACAGCCTTTCTCATAATCGCTCACCATCTTTACAAACAACTTCCTCAGTATCAGTATTAAATACTGTTCCAAGATTTGCTGAAATATCATGTATTTCTATAGGTTTTAATTTCCCGTTTGCCTCAACCAATAATTTCACTTCATCACCAGGTAGCGTATTGTTTAGACTTTCTACCTTTTGTATTAATTCAATCAAGCTTTTTGACTCTTCTGAGACAGTTAATTTAATGTCAATGTACCCCTCTAAGTTTTTGCTTTCCTCTTTTACGACAGTTAGGTTAGTTGCTTTTTCCATTTTAATTTCCTCCTCAGTTATTTAATAATTGTATTTCACATACTTTAAGTTCGATTTCTTGTACTTAATATACATCATAACAAAACGATAAGTCAACACTTTATCGAATAAAAAGTATAACTTATCAAATTTTTAATACAAAAAGTGGTATTTTTACATTAGAGTGTTATATAATTTATTTATAAGACAAAAGAAAGGGTGTATTGTATGCCTCTACGTGCTAGTTATAAGCCATTAGAAATTACATTAATTAGGAAGGATAAGACTAGATCAGATTTAAAAAGGGACTTAAAAATATCTCCATCTACTCTTGCAAAAATGTCAAAAGGAGAGAATGTTGCATTATCTGTAATTATCAATATATGTGAATACCTAAATTGCAACATTGAAGATGTTATTGAGTTAGTTAAAGAAGACGAAAAAGAGACCACCGATTAAAGTGATCTCTTTTTTTAGTTGTCGTCAGTTTGGTGACAACTGAAAATTTTCATTAATTTTGAATAGGTGGTTGAATACTTTTGAAAATATTGATTAGGACAAAAGAAAAAGGAAGGTGATTATTCTCCACCATCCTCAAATTATAAATACTTATATAAACAAACTAACAGGTACTCCATACGCAACAGTTTCACCAATTCCCACCAGCAAATTCATTAACAATGGCATCAGTTGCACAAGAATATAGCCTATTGAAGCGTTTTGTATCAATCCAATACCTTTATCCTTTTGATTTATCATAAACATTAACGCCCCACCAGTTAGCATTACCAATGCTATTGGATAACTCAACGCTTGTATCATATCAACTAACGGCATAAATGCCTCTACAATTTTTTCTTTTGCTGCTCCTTTTACGTACTCACTACCTGGAATAGATACAACAGGAATAGCATCCATGCCACTCGCATAAGCATGGTTAGTGAATAGATTGTTAGTTATACTTATAGCAGTTACACCTGTTACAAGCGTTGTGAGAGTCGCTTTAAAGCCGTGTGTAGCTGCCTTTTTATTGAACTTTTTTAGTTCTCTTTTTAACTCTCTATCTGTTCCTGTTTCCATAAACTCTGAGATTGTACCAACAGTTTGCACTCGATTAAACACCTTTCACCACTCCCTCGATGTAATCATTTTCAATCATTGGTGTCTGTACAATATGCTTTCTATCAGTTAGATAAACTCCACGACCTTTAATAAAAGGTAAATGGTGTGCGTCTGTAATTCCTTCCCCTAATACAACCTCACTAGCCTTATCTGTTTGTAATTTAAAGCATAGTTTTGCATCACAGTTTTGTTTAATGTTATGGTTTAACACTTCACTATAGGGTGTCTGAGTTGCATATATCAACCGATACCCCAAAGCGCCTCCTATCCTTGCTATTCGTGACAGAATAACCTCACAATCATTTTTAATTGCTTTCAAATCCTTATCCTTTTCTATACCTGGTGCGAGTTCTGCCCCTTCATCAATAATGATATAATGTCTGTTTGGAATCTTTGCCTCTTGAACATTCTCATAATTGTTTTGCTTCAAATATTCCATTACTTCATCCATTTGTGAATTAATTATTTGTAACACTTCTAATGATTCCTCTGGCTCACTTGTGTTGTTTTGTATTTGTGGACATTGGCTAAAACGATTAAATGTTAATCCACCTTTTAGATCAATTAATGTAAATGAAACGTTTTTAGGTTGATTAAGTAATAATGTTGTAATAACATTTTTTAAGAAAATTGACTTTCCATATCTAGTTGTACCGGCTACCACCATATGCATTATTTTTTCAAAATCATGTTTAATAAATTCAGTTCGTGTAACACCTATTGGTACATTCCAACCTCCGCAAGTATTTTCATATGGAAGATAGTCTGTTAAAGGTTGATTAAAAACTTTTACTGTAAGTAATTTGTTATAAGTCATAACAATTTCTTTTTGTTGTATTTTACTTTTCTTAATTTCATTGATTTGTTTTTTATAATCACCTTTTATGTCAAACTTCTTTACATCTGATAGCGTAATGTTATTGTTACTACTATTTAAACTATCCTCTATAATTTCTCTTTTCTTCTCAAAATCTTTAAATCCTAACCCCTCTGGAATTCGATAGACATACTCAGTATAGGATTCTTTTTGATTAGATCTAATAAACTTTGGTGTCTCTTCTTTACCGTTGTATTTTACATACAATCCACACTTTCGAAAAATGCGATCTAACTTCTGCTTATCTGTAACACCACGTTTCATTGCCTCAGCACCAGCCCACACTGCACCACCTAACAAGACTTCAATTAGCATGGTTATTTTCTCCCTAACATTGGATTAAATGGTTTATTGGATTGCTGCTTTGGTCTTATCGGCTTTGATCTACTGTTTGTTATTACCCTTTGTTTCATCTGTGGTGTATCGCTTTTAGTAGTATTGCTAGGTACTTCCGATTCTCGCCTAATTATTTCATCGTCTAGTAACTTCTTAATGAACCTTGAGAATGACTTTTTTCCAATTAACTTTAACCTAGCAATATCTTTTTCATTTTTCTTATTAAAACTAATAGAACGTACCCATTTGTTTTTACTCATTTGCTCACTCCCTTTCTTGATGTTAGTAAATGATATTATCGCTATTGCTTGACCTATAACTAAAAGTTCTCATTTTTGATAATTATAAATTTTAAAGGGTTGTCCCACTTTACAGCGAAATATATTATTAGGTGATGATAATGATTAAACTTAAAAGCAAAATTGGAGAATGTATAGAAACAAGAGGATTAAAGATAAAATTTGTGGCCGACAAACTAGGAGTGTCACGAGAACAGGTTGGAAAATGGAAGAATGGAAAGGCTTTTCCTAGAATTGATAAATTATTTGAATTGGCATTACTGCTAGGAGTCAAAGTTGATGATTTATATGAGGTAATTGATAGTAGTGATACTATCGAAAATGAGGAATTTTGACGGTACTACTTGAGGGAATCTAAGCGAAAAGGCTAATACTATGCTTTACGCTAGTAATAGCCTATGTTTTCGGACAAGACAAATATGTGTTTTTTAACCGTTATTTTAAAACACGCTATTTTAAGTTTACTGGAACATATTTTTTGTATATAATGACATTATAAATGTCGTTAAAAAATGACACGGTGGTATCCCCACTATGTCATCTTAATATATTTGAAATAGGACTAACAACAATGTTGGTTCTGAAATCTGATTAAGTAACCTTAACCTTGGCGGGGGTGGGGTTACTTTTTAATTTGTTCATTATCATTGACAGATATGTTAATTGTTACTTTTGTTCCATTGCTCTTAGATTTAAATACAAATTTAATTGTGAGTATTAAAGCAACACTCAATAACACAACCAAACTTAATACTTCCACTATAATCCCTCCTCTCCCAGAAAAGAGATCATCATTGCTTGTCCTATGTACTTTTAATCATACCATATAAATCAATAAAAATAAGTTGGCATATTACATCAAAAATCTACAACTTTCACATAAACTATGGCAATGAAAAATTCCTATATTTTTAATTATATTGTGAGAGTGTGTAATTGTCGAGGCGCTAATCCTATATAATTTAACTTTAATTTTTCGACAAGTTGATCCTCAATCCCAAAAACAAGAACAAACGTTCTTGTAATTCTTTTGTAAATTGGGTAATCTAATTTGAAGGAGGGAGATACATGAATGATACAAGTAAAAACAGAGACAGAGGAACAATCAAATGGACTGCAATGATGTTGCCAGAGCATGTTGGCATGTTGAGGGAATTAAAACATAAAAGTAAGAAACATCAAAAACCTATTATAGATGAACAGAAATTAGAAGAATATGAGTACATTATTTTTGAAGCGATTGAGACTAATAGTCAATTAACATTTAATTACTGGAGAAATGGATTTTTTGAGGAATTTACAGGGTATGTAAATTATATAGATCACGTAATTAAGAGGTTACATGTAAAAGATAAAAACGGAGATATAGAATATATTCAAATTGACACTATAAACTCTATGTCAATATATTCAGAAGGAATTTAGTCAAAATAATACATTTTTTAGACAAACTTTTACAAATAGTGGAATGATATACTTTAATTGTATTACGTTTCCAAAACATGAGGTGTAATAAAAAAATCTGAAAATGCGTGGACAAAGCTACTTTTGAAGGGGTAGCTTTTTTCATGTGAAAAATATTTGGAATAATTTACAAATAAGTAAAATACAAATGGTAAAATAAGTATATATATCCAAATAGGAGGAGTGTATACTTATGTCCAACTTTCCAATAAAAAGAGTTCTTGTATTATGTGGATTTGTTTTAGTTATAGCCATTATCTCAATTGTAAGTAGTATTAGCGCAGACTCAGAAGATGAGCCGACCGTTCGAAGTACCACTACTCAAGAAATAAGAGAAGAAGAACAGGCGAAGAAAATGACAGAGGAAGAGAAGGTTCAATTTAGAGAAGAGTCTAGAGAGTTATTACTATTATTGGATGATTGCTTTGAAGCAGAGTGTGATTTTCAGAAGGCTTCGAATAAGTTTAATGAATACAGCGACAAATGGAATGACAAGTTAAACTATCATAATCTAGATGAAATGCAAATCAATACGAATCTCATACAAATACAATCTTATCTTCAAAGTATGAGAATTTTTGACTCTTCAGTAGAAACGGATTACGTAGAAACTTTTAATGATTTAGCAGTAAAACTAAGGATAGATAAGCGATATGTAATTGAATAATTTAATGAGGAGGTTATTATGATATTTCGAAACACAAAAGATGGTAAATCTCCAAGTGAATCACTGAGAGAAACAATCCAAAAAGGTCAAAAGTAAAGAAGGATGATTTATTTCATCCTTCTTTATTAGATTTCTACTCTTTAGATTGTTTTAGCAACTGATGGCCAAATACACTCGCACCTGCAATTAATATCCCTTGTATAAATGATTCGGGACTTAATCCTAGTATTAAATTTGCAAATAAAACACTGACAATTAACAATACCACTGGTATATGTTTATCGTTTATGTATTGACCTTTTTTAATGATCTTACCTAGTACCATTAAAGCAGGTATAAGATACAACAACTCTGAAACTATGTATTCTAATATATCCATATTATCACTACTCCTTTACAATGTAGGTTGAGTAACCTTTTGACTTTAACTCTGCTGCTAGTCTATCTGCATTTGATTTGTTAGCAAACGCACCAACTTGTACCTTATATAATTCACCATTAGACTTTGATGGCTTAGGACTCGGCTTTTTCTTTAAGTTAAACAGTTTAACAAATCCATTAACATGTCCTTGTGCAATTTTATCTAGAAAACTAGATTGTTTTAGTTTTGCTGCATCACTAGAATTGTCAATGAATAGATTTTCAGTTAAGATAGCCGACATAGCAGTTTCCCTTAACACTGCAAAGTTTGCTTTCTTCTTACCTCTGTTTCTGCCGCCAATTTGTTTCATAATTTCACTGTGCATAGTATCTCTGTATTTAGCCGTCTGTGATGAGTTGGAAAGGTTGCTATGTATGAAGTCTTCATATCCCTCTCCACCGCCACCATTAACGTGTATAGATGCAAAGTAATCAGCTTTCCACTCATTAGCCATTTTTGCTCTATCTGACAGAGAAACAAAAGTATCATTTGTACGTGTCATTCGTACTTCTACACCTTCGTATTGCTCTAACAATTTACGTACTCGTTTACCAATGTCTAACACCAATGTTTTTTCCATTAGTCCGTTTGCAACTGCCCCTGGATCACTTCCACCATGCCCCGGATCAATCATAATTCTAACCATTGTAATTCCCCCTTTTATTTATTGAATTTTTCCTTTAAATCTTGTTTAATATCCTCAACATCGTTCTTAATTTCTTTCACAGATTCAATAATTGAGATGTACTTGTTTTCTCGCTCAATGAATCTACCCTCTCGTTGTCGGCTGTCCCATATGACATAGCAAACTAAAGCAACCGTGAATCCATACTCATTAATGATTTGTAATAACCACTCCAATACATCACCGCCTTGATTTTAGACATAAAAAATAACGCTATTATTTAGCGTTGTTGGTTTCTGCTTCATTCTTTAATCTAGTGTTTTCTTCGATTAAATCTTCAATCTGTGATTGCATTTGTAAAATTACTAGCTCTTTATGACCTAACTCCAATGCCACCTTGTCCATAATTACTTTGTTTTTCTGAATCATAGTACTATTGTCCAATTCTATCCCTCCTCTTTACACACTTATTGCTAATTCCAAGTCTTCAACTTTTTGTTCCAATTCTTCTATTCTTTCTTGCTGTTCTTGATTCATTTTTAACAATGCTATCATAACTGAGTTATAATTAATGGCGTCTTCATTTCTAAATAAACTTGGTACTTCTTCGGCAATTAACCCTAGACGTTTTTTATCATAAATACCATGTTCCAAATCTTCTTTAAGATAGTAAGAAGATGGGTTTAAACTCATAATTATAGCAGTAGCATTGTCTTCGTATCTTTCTATGTTATCTTTATAAATGACAGACGATGCTTCGATAAAACCTGACGCGCGTACATCCCTGTACACTATTCCATCACCAGCGTTATAGCCATTACCATTGGTAATGTGGACATCGCCACCATCCCATGTTCCGATATAGAAACCACGTCCACTGGAATCTCGTCTAATTCCATTTGCTACTAAATATATTCGATCTCCGAACAATGTTGCATCCCCAGTATTATTTTCGTAATACCTATTCCCTTCAGGGCCACGTATAGCTCCGCCCCATAAATCAGTTACATTTGCACCGAACTCTACTGCATTATTTGTAGCTCTAATTCTCGTACTATGAGTTGTTGTACTAGAATTCCAACGGACTTCCCATGTGGCTTGTGTTCTCGTATGGACACCACCAAAATAGTTTAATACGGTATTAGCTCCATTACTTATAGATCCCTGGTCTAGTATTATACATGGTTGGTCGGTCGAACGATGATCATTTCCACCACCCCAAATGTAAGAATTACCATAAAGACCTAATACAGACCCATTAGTAGATGATTCGTATGATCCGGCAACCATAGTACTGCGATTATAATTAGACATTCTAAAAGATGGTCTTATGATGTTACTAACACTTCGACCAATGCTAATATAATCTCTTTCGGTAACCATTGCTAACCCTTGTATGTCAGGGTTGTCAACAATATTATTAGGCCCGAAATATCCAATATCTCCACCATCACGAGAGAAGAAATTAAGCCTATATTGTCCAAATGTCATAGATAACCTGTCGTCATAGAAAGACTTAACTTCGCCCTGCTCCAACACAATGCTGCGTAATCCCGATTGCGTTATAGTCCCTGCTTTAATTTGTTCTGCTTGTACTTCTCCTGTGTAAACACCATATTCGTTTATGTAAGTCCCTCTAGGTATTGTTGTGCCATCTGATTGTCTATTTGTGCTTAAACGAGTATTTCTTAGACCCGAACCGGATACCTCTAAATCGTACAAATAGTAATAAAAAGAATCGCCTGAAGAGGAGCCAACAAACCTAAAGATACCATTGTCATATGGATACGTGACTCCACTGCTACTACGAAAGCAGGAAACAGTTGGATTTGCTTGTAATGTATAGTCACCAGGCTCCAAGACAAAATTTAAATTCAAATAATTTTCACCTTCGGATAAGGAAAAATTACGTTCTACTACTAATTCTCCACTCGAACTATGTCCTCTTCTAAGTTGGACATTTATTGATCCATTACCACTAGCGATGACAGTTGTATAACCAATGTGTAAATCCTCATCTACTTCTAGGTAATTTCCATATTGCGGAGACATAAAGCCTCCATTTTCATATTTTAATGGCATATTAGCCAATTGATGTGGTGATAAACTAGCTGATCTATAAAACTGTGTATAAGGGTTGTATCCATCCTCAAATGTTGATGCAGCACCAAGTTGTATTAAACTTGAGCGTAGTTTACCTACCTTTATTTCATCTGCTGTAAAACCTTCGCCTGTTCCAAATGTTCTCCAATTCCATTCATCCGTAACAGGATGTTTTTCATTTGCAATACGGAATCCATCACCACTTAATTGCATGGCACTATTACCATTCTTTGCTTCAAAAACAATATTTCCATCATCATCTGTCCACCAATTTGATAATGAGGAATTGAAACGATTATTAAGAACATCAATTGCACCATCTAGCCATGATGTATCTACTGGATTTCCAGGGGTATATTTACTATCCCATACACCACTTCTATCTGAAAACTTTGCTTCTAATCTGTCTAAGCGATCATCATCAGTTAACATAGAAAGAAAATTACCTAAAATAAAAGAAGAACTCTCTTTCTCAGTTAGTGATCTTCTTATTTCAACGACTCTTGCTTTCAGTTTTAATTCAGGCTTAAATTCTCTATCTATAATTATTACAGTGTCACCTAACCGAACTTTTTCATGATCTAAACCAAATTGTTCTAAGTCTACTGCATCAATCTCATAGCTAATTATTGGCTCTTTTACTTTTTCTAATTCTGCTTCAGTTTTTTCTAGTAAGATATGTATATCTTCTTCATCTGAATCTTCAAAGATGCCAAAGCGATGTCGTTTTATTCCGTTTGAATCAATTCTTCCCCACCGTTGTCTTGCTTCTTCATTTCCTATCCACTTTTTCCCATTATTGATTTCTTCGAAGGTGATACGTCTACCGTAACCCCCTGCTTCTGTTTCCTCTCCTTTCCCTCTTCCGTAAAGTGCCGTTTTAACATGTCTAGCATCTACTGTTCTTTTAATACTTTCAATGTCTTTCCCATATTCAATGCGTTTACCAGTGTCGTTACCTCTTTGTGCTACAATATCTACATAACGACCTGAGATAGCATTTGCTGAAACTTCTACACGAAAACGAACTTCTGCATTCCATGTATTTAGTATTTTTTGTATAGAACCTAAAACACTATCATAATAAAAATTTGTACTATTTAATCCTAAATCATCTACATTGCCAACTTGCCAACGTGTGTTTTCTAACGCTTGTGTTAATGCAAAATGCGCGGTCACATTATTTGGACGTTTATCCTCTATAATGTCATCATTTAATTCTGTAAAAACGTTTTCGCAATAGACAACCTTAACCAAAGAATCTTCATGAGTTTCTTCAACTTCAATGATCTCAAACATTTGATACTTATGATCTGAATCACGGAAAACAACATAATTTCCTTCTATTACATCTTCAGTATGTTCAATATTTGCTGGTATAGAAAATTCAAAAGTATTTTCACTATTTAGTTTTTCTGTATGTAGGTCATTAAAAAAAGGACGTTTATCAACGCCCAAAGTGGTAATGATCTCTTCATTTTTATTGAGAAGGTACATAACAACCTCCATTTCTATGAATATTTTTGTTCAAAAAAAATAACTCACAAAATGTGAGTTAAAAATACTTTCTATATTCTTCTCGTCGCTTGTCTCCATGTAATAATGTATACACCCTAGTTGTTTCAGTTCGTTTGTGGCCGAGCATATCTCTCACCATTTCTAAAGATGCACCCCGATTAATTAGGTGACTTGCGTAACTATGTCTTAGTCTGTGCGGATAAACATTCTCGTCTACCTCTGCTTTTCTTGCTAATTTTTTAAAATGCCATCTAATTTGGTCAATGCTCATTCTTCTATAAGGTTTATTTTTTGAACAGATAAAGCATTCTTCTTCGTCTTGTCTTGAATCGAAATATCTTTGAATCCAAATCTCTGCTCGTTTAGAAAAGTATACCTCACGCTCTTTATCACCTTTACCAAATACATATACTGATCTGTTTGTAAAGTTAAAATCCTTTTTATTTAGGTTGTACACTTCACCAACACGAACCCCTGCACTATACATAAACTCCACTAATAGACCTTCCAAAGGAGACTTAGATGCTATTCTTAATAATTCCAATGTTTCTTCATTAACTGGTTTTGGTATTCTGTAATGGTCTTTTGGCATTTTAACTTTAATAGCTGGATTTTTACTGAGTAAATCATATTCATGCGCCCACCGAAAAAAAGAACGAATAAATTTACATCGGTGTTGGAAACTACTTGGTTTTAAACGTTTTTGCTCTTCTATTAAATAATTTTTTAGATGGAATATTGTAACGTCCTCAGCTTCCATGTCTCCTAAAAATCTAATCAGCAAACCCAATTCTAATCTATATGATTTAAGTGTTTTCTTGGAGTAGTTTTCTAGCGTTTTATCTTGTTCGTAGTGCAACCATAGTTCTGATAATTTCATTTTCAATTCCTCCTCCTTTTTTTAAATTGATACGTATAACGTATTGATATTTAGAGTATAATATAATACGCTAAACGTATCAATAGTTATTGGTAAAAATAGGAGGATTGTACTATGCGTGTTCTAATTAAACTTGACAAAATACTAAATGAAAGGGATATGTCACAACATGAGTTATCTAGGTTGACAGGAATACGACAACCATCAGTTAATGAAATGTGCCGCAATCAAACCCAACGATTACCCTTAGACAACCTGGCAAAGATTTGCGAAGTGTTAGAATGTGACATATCAGATGTACTAGAATTAAAAAGAGACTAACGAATGCTAGTCTCTTTTCTTTGTGTTAATTTTTAAGATTAATTTTCCAAGATACTGGACATATCAGTTACTTCCGTTTATATACAAATGGCTATAGAACAACGTTTATGGATACTAATGTGTTTCAGTTAACTGGGTTTTTATAAAAAGAAAAAGCTCATATTCATGAGCTAATACCTTTAGACTTTAAATATTTATCATTGAATTCTTTAGACCTTCGATAGTATCGCTTCTTTTTATCCTTATCCGTCTCATTGATGTGCTTTTTCATAAAATAATTACTCCGAAAGTTGTAATACATTTCCTCGCATCGCCTTACAAACTTCATCAATGATCACCACACATTCTTAGAAAAGAACTATTTTGTTCTTTATTAAGAATAATATAACTTTAAGTAATGACGATATCAAGAAGTATTTTACTTTCATTTTAATTATCATGTATCATAAGAAAAAGCACCCATCATGAGCGCTCCTTCTTCCATTCTTCTTAATACACACAAATGTATAAGATACTGGACATATCAGTTAGTTGGATTATTCTTTGTACCAAATCTCAATAAAAGAATCAGATTCCCAAACATCACCTTCTGAAACTTGTTCGGGTGTAGTAGAATGAACCCTTGTTGGATATACTTTGTTATATTGTGAAGCGTCAGAAACTCTAATTCCTCGACCTTCCGCATGCTCATAATTATTAAACCAAGAAGGTTTTATTTCCATATTTATCCCTAATTTGTTATTAGTATTATAAATATCCAAACCATAGCTATTCTCTCCTGGAACTCCGTGACCTGTTGAACCAATTGCGTGTTCTACCGCTTTGTCAATATATCTAAATCGGTTGGTAATTGTTGCTCCACGTTGTAACGGAAGCATTGATGCATAAGCTAAATCAATAGTCGTTGAATTAGTCCACTTTATTTTTGAAATTAATCTTAAACCATCGGGAGTGAAAACGTGTCGTACATTGACTTTAGCTAACTCTGTAGTTCCATCTGTTGGATCAAATAACAATGTATCTTGAACTATTTCAAATTTATTGCATTCTAACCCTTGCAAAGATACTGACTTGCCATCTGCTAAGAAAAGAACATTTTGAAGTAATTCATCCCCGTGAAAACCACCCATAAAATCAGGCGCACCAATGGGTCTGATTGCATACTCCCATTGTGAATTAGATATAGTTAAGTTAACTGGATTTACCCTATTTGCTCCTGCACTTCCAACTGGCGAATCGACGTTTAAGTCTGATACCCAAACGCTCACTATTCGCCATACATCAACGTTAATACTTACGTCTGTGTGCTTGGAAATGTTGTAAAATATCCACCTGCTTTTATGTGGTTTTATCCAAACTGCGAATAGACTTGCATTAACATACTGAATAAAAACTCTTGTAGATTTATTAGTTTCAATCAAATCTCGTTCAATCTGCTTTGCTACACCTATACCCCTCATTTAAGCCACCACCCGACCTTTAACAAATACACTTCCACCTGACACTGCGGTTAAATCAACAATAACTTTATTCAACCCTGTTACATCAAACTGCCATATTTCTGAATTGCCAGTGGTCTGTGTATCTATTTTAAAATCACTCATTCTTAACCCTGCAATAGTACGTTCAAATCCATCGTACTCTACAGTTTTAAATTGCAAGGTTCTGCTTGTGGAAGTTCCTCTGATTGATATAGTGAGGGTCTTAAAACCTCCAACATCAAATTCATTTCCTTTTGCCGGAGTAGTCGCTGCGTTATGGAAGGTTACGTTTTCAATATTACTCCCAGTTAGTTTGGTTTTGTATTCTCCATCTTGACGAGTAATTAAGGCATCTAATTTTGTTTCTAAATCGTTTAATTTCTCATCTTTAACTTTTGTCACATGATTTTTAGGATCATAAGGTTCATAGTCTTGTATATCTTCATTCCACACTTGCGGAATAGGTTTTCCATTTTTATCTCTTAAAATCTCTTTATCTTGAAAAGCCATTATCCAACCTCACTTTCAATATGTACGTTTATGTAACCTTGATTCGGATAGGTTTCACGCCTACCGTCTGCGTATGTTACTTTAAATTCAGCACGAAATAAGCCTACCTCGTCTGTATCTCCGACTTCCCAAACGACATAGGCTATGTTATTTTCTTTTGTATCTATGGTACGTTTCACTTTAGGTTCTTTACGAAAAGACTTGACCATGATGAATTGAACATCTAAATTTTCAAGATTCAATGGCTCATTCTCTTTATTGTAGAACCGTACTTTCATAGCATTTTTTGTATCATTTTGCTTTGTTCTATACTCCAATTATTCAACCTCCCTATGCTCTTCCAAAATGAAGAATGGAGTTAGGAAGTATGAAAGAGTTTCAATGTGTACTTTTTCAATTTCAATATTGTTAATATTTAAATCTATATCTACTTGATTTTTAATAGATTCCACTATAATCAAATATCATCCCTCCATTATAAGTATCTTGGTTCATAACGAATAACCGTATCATTAGAAACACTTGGAGATACGGTTAATGTATTTTCACCAATTTGCAATTTAAAGTAGTCACTATCGAATGTTAATTTGTTATTAATTCTTGTCCCATTTACTCGAATTACTTCATTCTTACAATCAATAACAAGCACATCTCCAACATTAAAGCCGTGCATTAAGCGTATGTATTTCCCTTGTTCTTGGTGTGTTATGCGAAATTCATTTACCGATTGGTGGAAAGTTACTTCAAATATTTGATCAGCTTCCACTGTACCTCCATTTAATATCAATGATGAGGAAGTCTCATACTCCGATATCATAAATGGTGTTAAGAACACTGTAGTTGGATATACAGATACTCCCTCTTGTATTTCCTGTCCATATGCATATGGATCATGAGCAAAAAATAATATAGTCCCTTGACCTATACTTAAAATTTCTTCTAAGTCTGTGTCCTGTACTATTACATTGTAATAAATATCTGGTTCGTCTGAAAAAATTAACTTTCCTTTTCCCTTTAATTTAGATGCAATCATTCTGATTCTTTTTCTTAATAAATCTAAACTCTTTTCTTTTACTATTACTCCAACTTCAATAGCAAAAGCAGCGTCTTTTTCATTTCCTACTATAACTCCTGGTCGATTCGCTATATTAATTGTTGCAAACTGTTGAGGAGGCATTATAGGGCGTTTAATACTGTTAACTTTAAAGTAAGAGCTTAAATCATAACCATTAAAATTTATCATGTTGTGCCTAATGACCTCCTTCTACCTACTCTCATCTTTTCTAACTCCCTTGAAGTAAATCTAACAGTTTTCTTTGCAATTGTTTCACCATCCAATGGTATGGAAACGTTAAATTCATAAGTACCTCCACCCATAGCTCCTCCAATCCCTCCAGCTTTTTCTTGTGATGAAAGAGGAGTAACTTTGACACTTGAACCACTCTTTTGCAATAACTCAGGCCCTGCCTCTCCGACGATTGCGGAACCACTACCGAATACATCACCACCAGTTGCCAATAATGGAATTTCAGGTATCTCAGGAACACTAACACCTGGAATTTTGGATAATAATTTTCCTGGCTTATTAAATCCACCAATAAATTTATTAATCATTTTGATCACAAAATTTATCGCTGATTTCATACCAGATTTAATGCCCTCCCACGCTCCAAGGGCAGTATCTTTCATGTTTCCAAAGGCATCGGCTATGCTATTTCTTATCCAGTTTACCGGCTTCATAATGATATTTTTCAATTTCTCAAAGTTCTCTGAAGCCTTATTTCTTAAATTTTGAAATAAACTAATGGCTATATCTACTGCATCACCGATTAAATTTTTAAAGAAATTCTTAATGTTAGATAGGACATTTGAAATCATTTCTCTGGTACTAGATAGGATATTTGAAATGGAGTCTCTCATTCCCTGAAAATCTCCCTTAACCAGTGATTTCAAGAAATCTAGGGCATTTTTAAATAAATCTTTTACCCAATTCCATATTATTTTCACCGTATCAAGTGCCATATTCAGGTATTTTTTTATCAATTCGACAATTTTTGAAAAAGTTCCATTTGTTTTGTCGTCTAGCCACTCTAATGCAGCAAAGAAAATAGATTTTAAATATTCCCATAAATTTACAAAAAATTCTTTTATTTGTTCCCAGTAAACAACTACCGCAACAATTGCTGCAAGTGCTGCTATTATTGCAAGTACCCACCAAAAAGCCGCCGCCATACTAATACCTAAAATCGCACAAGCTGCTGACAACTTACCAAAGAGTATAATCATCGTACCAACAACCATTAAAATTGGCCCGATGGCTGCTGCAATGGCTGCCAATCCAATAATTAGTGTTTGAGTACTTGGTGACAATTTATTGAATCCATCAGCTAAACTTTTTATAAACGAAACGATTTTTTCTAATGCCGGTTGTAAGTTTTCATAGATAACTATTCCTACTTCTTCAAATGCGCTTTTCATTTCTTTTAGACGACCTGCAAGATTGTCATTCATCGTTTCAGCAGTATCTCTTGCTGCTCCATCTGCATCATATAATCCTTGTTCAAGATCATAAATTGCATCAGTACCTTCACCCAGTAAAACATTTACTCCTCTTAATGCTTGAGTTTGAAAGACACTTGATAAAGCTGCATCTCTTGTCGCATCGTCCATATCTTCAGTTGCTTTTTCAACATCGGCCATAATATCTGCCATTGAACGCATATTCCCTTCGGCATCATAAACAGCAACCGAACTATCGCCTATGGCAATTGCACCATCTTCGACAGAATTTCTAAGGTCACGAAACATTGCATCTAATGCCGTACCAGCGCTAGATCCTTTCAAACCGTTGTTAGCAAAAACACCTAAAATAGCTGAAGTCTGCTCTAAATCCATACCAGCAGCATTAGCAGTTGCCCCACTCATTTTTAACGCTTCACTAAGTTGTTCTACATTTGTGTTCGATGATGATTGAGCCTTTGCAAAAATATCTGAGGCTTTACTAGCTTGATCTGCCGACATTCCGTACATAGACATCATATCTGTCACAATGTCCGAAGCACTTGCTAAATCTAAGGCTCCTGCTGCCGCTAAATCTAAAACACCTGGCAGTGCATTAATCATTTCCTGTGTGTCCCAACCTGCTAATGCCATATAAGATAATGCGTCTGCACTTTCAGTAGCACTAAACTGAGTCGTAGCACCCATTTCTCTTGCTTTCTTCTCTAATGCTGATAACTCGTCACCAGTAGCACCACTTATAGCCGCAACTTGTGACATTGATGATTCAAAATCCATACCAGTTTTTACAGCTAATCCACCAATAGCCGCCAAAGGAAGTGTGATACCTGCTGTTAATTTACCGCCGATATCTTGAAGTTTCCCACCAACTTTGTTAACATCTTTTGTTAACTTTTTCATCTCTTTTTCAAAGCTTGTTAAATTTGCACCAATCTTTACAATTAGAGCCACTCAATTCACCCCCTCACATTGTGATAAGGGCTTCATGAGCCTCTAATTGTTTTTTATTTTATAAATTCATTTATTGTTTTGCATCTAGTACATTTGATCTCAATTTCACCTTTTAATTTACCAAGTAATTTTCCACATTTTTTACAATTTATCGCTTCCAATATCTTTTTCTCATTCAAAAGTACCACCTATTTTCTTTACAAAAAAACAAAAAGAACCGTTTAAATACGAACATTCTCGCCAAACAGTTCTTCTCTCTCATCGATAATTTCCTCTGTACTTTTTTCTTCATCTTTTGGAAACAAAGGAACAATTCTAGAATTCTTCTTTCGATTTGCGTTGATAATTGCATTGTAAATAACATTTCTTTGCATTTCATAATCATTCTTCAATCTTTCGTTATGCGCTTCCATCAAGTTACTAAACTCACGATAAGTTAAGTTGCCTACTTGTTCTGGTGTATAACCAAAACACAGTGCCCCTTCGGCAATTATCTCATCGTAAGTTAACGCTTTTTTCCGTTATTATGCTTATAAGTATTATTGTTCTGTTGTGTTAAGCTCTTACTTATGGCCTTACTTATCTCATTTGTAAAATACTCCATTCCTTTATCAGCAATAACTTCTTGCATAATGTCTCCTGCTTGTTCCATAGGTACTACTTTACCAGCGTATTTTAGTCCAACGTACATTAACGTTCTGAAAGTAAACATACCGGCATTTTTATCATTCAATTGCGTAATTGGATAGCCTAGAATTTCTTCAGCTTCACAGTGGGCATTAATAGGATACTTAACAAAGTAAGTATTCTTATTAGATTTTAATATTGTATTATTCAATTCTCTAATCCTCCTTTAAATTTAATAGATTATTGTTCAACTGTTCCTGATTCTTTTCTTAAGGCTCCTGAGCCAGTAAATGCTGTTGAATATGTCGCTAAATCTTCGTAAGGCATGTCGATTGGAAAATCTGTAATAACAGCAGTTCCAAGATATTTCTTACCGTTTGGAAGTGTTGCAATAACACCAATTTTTTCCGAAGCATTGAAACGGTCTTCGATTAGATCATAGGCATCGTCTGATTCTACTAATAAGCCATCTGCATCTACTGACCACTCTTTAAATCCTGCTTCGTTTTCTTTCCAACCACCGTCACTGTCTTTAGCCGTACTATCCATAGTTTCTGCACTTCGATTCAAAGTTGCATTTCTTTGACCTGCCAATATTGTCGGGTTTTCTGACTCAATATCATCAACAACATAAATTTTACATTGAACACCTTTTACTTTTTTCGCCACTAATAATCACTCCATATCTAATATAATTTCAAAAACTACAGTTCCATGAAATAGTTCATTGTCTTCTTCTAATATTTCAATACTTTTAATCTCTTGGTCTATTACATCAGCTTCATCAATCTCAAATTCTTCACTTAATAATGCTGATTTTATTAAGTTCACAATATCGCTTGTTTCTTTTTTCCCTTTATAAGTGCTCCACACATCTAATGTAACCTCAATAGTTTCTCCTTCAGATGTTTTTGTTTTCGGTGCAGGAGTAGAATAAACCCTACCTAACACTATGTACGGAAACTCTGTAGAATCTGGAACATAGTCATAAACACCAGTCACACTGTTCCTTAATTCGTTATCTGCTTTCAGACATCTAAATACAGCTTGTTGAGCATCATATAGTTTTGTCATGTTCAACTATTCTCCTAACCTCATTGTTGTATTTTCTTTCGTTATTCTCTTGCGCTTTTTCCATAAATGGATTTTTAGGCATTCTACCTCTATTTGCTCCACTTTTATTAACTCTTCGTTGTGTTCCATATGCAACTAAATGGCGATGAGATCCTCTTGGTTTTCTTGGAACGACAGTTGAGGACAACCCACCATCAAAATATTTCGGGCGTATAGACCTTCTTAAATCACCACTTCGACCTCTTGATTTAGGTGTCTTAGATACTGGCGCATTTGCTTTTCCATCTTGTTGTATTGCTCTAGAGGTGCTTCTTACGGTTGCAATTAAGTCTTTTCTTAACTCCATATTAAACAATCCTATCGAAGTAACTGTCGCACCTACACCTTCAACATTTACTGTAATAGATGGTTTACTCATAAAATCACATTCTTTCAATACAATACAACTCAAGCCATGTATTGCTTTCATTTGGATTAAAAATATACTGGATTTCAAACTTCCTCTCCTTGTATAAAACAAATTGAGTCCGTTTAATACCATTACGATATCTAATAGTAACTTTATGAGATACTTGTGCCTCCATTTGTTGGGCTTGCCACTGTTCCCGGCCACTCAACGTAGCAATGTTTCCCCATGTTTTATCAACAATTAGTACATCTTGAGTTGTTTGTCCTCCACCACCATCTGATATACTTTGTTCCTCTTTAATGGAAATAGGTCTGTTTAATTTTCCACTATTCATAACAAAACTCCAGTTGTTGAAGTACAGATTCAATGGAGTGTGGAAGTTTATTAACTTGTTGGTGGCTTACAATACCTCGTTCATCGTAATAGTGATTTACTAATAAACAAACTGCCAACTTTTCTAATTCACGCTCATATGTGACCTCATGGCCTGTTGCGTTTTTTATGTACTCTTCAGCTTGAGAAATTAAAGAGGATAACAGTAAGTCATCCTCTTTAAAATCTACTCGTGAGTATTGTTTTACTAAGTCCAATATCACGATATATTCACCAACTTCCTTATGCTAATTTAGCAAGTAGGATTCTAACAGACTCATCATCTACTACTCGTCCGTCAAATCTAAAGATTCCTTTAACTTCTGTTTTATCTTCTCTCCATGCTGTTCCACCAATTTTAGAGGACTCAACACTCATTTGCTTCCGATCAAACATTGTGTAAAGTAAGTTTAAGTCACCTACTACAAATGGAGTTCTTTCTTCTTCTCCTTCAGTAACATTTTGTAAAAACTTACTTGGAACTTTAACAATCTCTTTACCTAAGAAACTATAACCAGATGCTTTAGTTACGTCAGGTTGTAAATAAGGTTTACCTTGTTTGTCTTCTAGTCCATCAATGAAATCATAACCTGTAGCATTTGTCATGATCACCATGCTGTCACTATCAATGTCTTCTAAATCAACATTAAAAGTTGTTTTAAACTTTTTGATGACAGAGTTAGGAGTACCAGTAAAATCAACTTCTACTTTTGCATCTTCTAGCGCATTAGTAACCATGATTCCCTCAGAAGATTTATTGCCAGTACCGTTAAAGAATTGATAGTTGTATGTATTTAATTCGTTCTTTGCCATCCAACGGATGATATAAGCTAAGATATTTTCAGCAGTATCATCAAGCAATTCATTCGTAAGTGGAATAAAACCTGCATACTTACGGATTGCATATTCTAATTCATCGAACTCAGGTTCATGTAACTTTTGGATAGCCGCTCCTTCGTCAACAGATGCAAATCCTACCGCTTCTGGTTGGTTTGCTTCAATTGGGCGAGATCCTTTAAAGGTACTAACTGGCTCAACATTGATGTAGTTACGAATATCAAAAGACTTACGTTGTAACTCAATGATTCGAGTTTGTACATCTTTAGGTACTGTAACTCCACCTTTTTCTGGAGCGCCTTCTTGCATTAGATTCTTAAATTCTTCCTCTGATGCTTTACCAACAACTGCTTTAGCAAATGCTAATGATAAATCTGTAGCTGCTTGTTTTGCTTGAGGCTCATCTGGAACTAGGTTTTTAGTTTCTTCGTAAACCGTCGCTGCAACTTCATATTCTTCTTGTAAAGTCTTGATTTCAGTTGTTAATGCTTTTGCCTCCTCTAATTTCTTTTCAGTTAATAATGCTTTTGCTTCTTCTTTTTTAGTATTGATCTTATTTAATAGTTCCCGTAATTCTTTTGGCATGTATAATACCCTCCTGTTATTTTTTGATTTTTGGACATAAAAAATAGAACTAGATTAATTCCAGTTCCAACTTCAATGCTTCAATTTGAATTTGCACCTCTTCATCATTTTGCTTGTTTTTACTATCTAATACTTTTTCAGGCGTTTGTACATTTTCCAACACTTCATTAGGCATATTCTTGTACTCCTTGAAATAATCAGAAGCACATGCAACTGCTTTATTTTCTTCTACAACTTCGATGTTAAAGTATTTACTTGCATCCTCGCCTGTAAGCCATGTTTCTTTATCCACCATCTCTTTAATGGTTTCAATGTCAACGCCTTCCCTTAAATTATCCTTGTATGTATTTAAGATTCCCTCATCGATTTTCTCTAAGTCTTCTGCCATTTTTAGAAAATCAGTAGCGTTTCCATACATTCCAGTCCATGCTCGATGGATCATTATGTAAGAATTAGACGGACAATAAATCTTATTTGCGCCAAATATTAATACACTTGCAATACTTCCAGCAAGTCCATCCACATATGCAGTTATGTAACTACCTTTTTCTCTTGCACGTTTCAACATATTCAGCATTGAAAGTCCGGAGAAAACTGACCCTCCTCCCGAGTTGACATACAAGTTTATCTTTTTACCTACATGGTTATCCAACAATTCTCTAATTTCCTTTGGCATTACATCGCTGTCATCCCATTTCCAATCTGTATCAGAAACAATGTCACCATAAATGTAAAAATCCACGGATTCATTAGTTTCATTCTTGATCTTCATCCACTTCATTATTGTTATCACCACCTTTCACACCATACTGTTGACCAACATTCTTTAACTTGATAAAGGTTCCATTTACAATAGCTTCATCACCACCTTCGATTGGAGGTAAGTCTACCATTTCCCTACCTTCGTTAGGCGTATAAACACCACTAACTACTCCTTTTACAATTCCGTCAATTTGCGTCTTAAAGTCTGCACGAAGGATTGCATTTGCATTAAACTTCAATTTATAGCCATCTCGAATGTCTTGATTGGAAAGTAACTTAAATGTAATTTCCTCTTCATATGATTTGAGGATATGTAATAATGTGTTAACGTAAAAATCTCTTTGTTGAGTCTCCACGTTAGCATAATTACCCTTATCATAGTTGTTGATCATTGACGGTTTTATCCCAAATGCTCCTGCAATTTGTAAAGCAGTGTATTTGCTAATTTCTAAAAACTGAGAATCGGTCATACTAATGTTTAGTGGTTTCAACTCGAATCCGACAGGAAGAGGTATGACCTTTCCGGCGTTATCTGTTCCAGATGCAAAGTCTTCAATTTTTGCTGCCATCTTTTTAGCATTACCTTTACTCAAGTCACCTGTGTAATAAACAATTGCTTTCCCCATCAATCCATTTTTATAGTAATTATTTAAATAACTACTTGTACGCTGTCCATTCTCAATATTAACTTTTAAGATGTCTTTTACAGCTAAACCACTGATTCCATCTAAACTAACCGATGTTTTAAAATGAAGTATCTCATCGTGCCTAAACTTGTACATCTTTCCAGTGTTAGTATCAGTGTAGATATACCAGATAGCATTTTTTTGTTTGAACCACCCTGCATTATCAATCCATATTTGCACCTGATCACTTGGCAATATCCATAAACTTTCAGGCTTTGCAGTACCAGCAATATACACAAAACTGTTACCATGATGATTACGATTCAATTCAACAGTTGACCAAAATGTACTTGGTGTCATGTAAGGATTAGGCCTTTTAAGTAGATGGTTTAAATTATGGTTAGGCGCTTTAATTGTTCCCCTTTCTATCTCCTGGTACATTTTGAGTGGAAGCTTACTCAAACTCTCACTAAGTAACCTTAAACAAGTAAAATAGGTGACTTCACTTAATTTGTTTGACGAAATACTTGAATCTAACCCCAACATTTTCAAAAACTCGTCAGAATTTAAACTAACTGAATTTTTTATATTACTAGGGGAAAATCGGTTAAAAAAATCCTTTAATCCCAACATATCACCCCCTTTCTGCTTACCATCCTAAGCGCTCTAAGTAGTTGTCATCCATGTATTGATTCAAATCCGTTTCCTGTTTCATTGCCTCTTTCCATGCGTCTATGACAGCATCCACTGAGTCAATCCGTTTTGTTTTCAAATCTTTATTAATTTTGATTTCACCAAATGAATTTGAAACCGTTTTTGCATTAGCTACAGACCAAGTTAATAGTTTGTTCTTTTTGTCATACTCAACATTTTCCGCTTCCACTTCTAAACGAAAATCAACAGTAGCATCATTTAAACTTTTTGCAGATTGTGTAATGGATAAAGTGTCATATCCAAGTTGTTCTAAGTCATATAAAAAAGCCGATGCATTATGTGGGTCATAACAAATCAGCTCTAAATCAATCTCGTATTCTTCAATTAGTTTTTTCAAATGAGAAATTATGTACTTATAATCTGTCTTTACACCGCCTAATGTTTCCGTTATGGTTAGCAATTTGTCTCGTATCCAAATATCATAAGGTGCACGATCTGTTTTAATATGTTCTTCTACTCGATTTTTAGGTATAAATGAATGGGAATAAACGTAGTATTTTCTTTCTCCTGAATCATTGAGATAAGGAAAGACTAGACTCAACGAAGTAAGATCCCCTCCGGAACTTAAATCCAATCCCGCAACAGCCGTTTTACCACGCATATCTTCTAATGTTCTATCAGATTCGCATTCTTTCCATTTCTCCAAGTTCATGTATTGGTCATCTGTGAATTGATACCAAACATTTAAATCTTTTGTTAGGAAGTTTCTTAACTCTTCTCCTCCCATTTCCTTTGCTTTTCGTGCATTTGCTCGTAAACTATTTAATGTTTCTTCTGTCCATAATTTATTGCATTTTGGCCATACACTTTCATCAAATGGATCATCTTCCTTATCTAATTGCGTTATGTAAACAAATTGTGTTTCATCTTGCACTAATCCGTGGAGAATCTTTACACAATAATCATATAAGTCTTTACACGGTGAAGTAAGTTCAAAACCAGCAGTGGTTATAACTGAAACAAGACAGGATTTTAATTTCTTTGTGCCATCAGAAAGTAACTTGTACATCTGGTTTGTTTTGTGCTTGTGATACTCATCTACAGACGCAAAATAAGGCCTAAAACCGTCAATTGTATCTGTATCTCTACCTAATGCTTTAATTAATCCATTAGTGAGGTTACATTCAATTTCAGATTTATAGTCCTTAATGGTAAACAAACCCTTTTCAACTTTAGTACCACTTAATTCTTTATCAGCATTGATAAATTTATAACACTCTTTCAATACTATTTTTGCTTGCTGCTCTTTTGTGGCAACTGTGTATAGTTGTGGGTACTGATAGGTGGTAAAATTGCCGTAATATAATGACGGTACAGCATTACCTAATGATTTACCTTGTTGTCTTGCCAATTGTACATAACTGGTTCTAAAACGTCTATGTCCTTCCAATGTGAGCCAACCATTCCAGCTACCAAACATAAAACATTGGAAATCATACAGTTTTAGTGGTGCAGGTTCATCACCTTCTGCAAGTGTCAATGTTTCTGCAAAGTCTAGTATTTCATTAGCTTGCTCAACATCCCATATGTAAGGAAATTCTTTAGTTCCTTGCCTTTCCAAATCGTTTAAGTGTCGTTTACAAGCAAGTTTTTCAAGTTCTCCTGCAATCTCACGTCCTTCAATTACATTTCTAGCATACTGAGTGGCTCTATCCACAATCATTTAAACTTTTCCCATTTGCTTTTAGGTTTTTCATCATCTGTTTTCGGGAGAACTAACTTTAATCGAGATGTAATCGTAAGACCGAGATCACCGGCAGATGAACGACACTCATTAAACAGTAAATTTTTACTACGTTGTATTTGGGCGTATTCTTTAAAATCATCTTTAGGCTTAGTTGACCTTAATAACCTTACAATCTTTATGTATTGATCACGAGAGTCTATATATCTCGCTAATGCATCCACGTCTAAATTACTAAATATCTGAAGCCTAACTAGTTCATTTGCAATTTGGTCAAACTCTTCTTTTTGACTTTTAGTTAAATAACTAGGAGCAACAATATTGTCAGTGTTTCCTTTAAGTGCCGCTTCTTGTTCTTCTCGTTCTTTAATTTCATTTTTAGTTAAGTGCTTTCTTCCTTTTCCCTGTATTACTGATAATGGTTGTCTATTTTTTCCACTCATTGATTACACCTCCTTTTTTATGATGTGAAAAGTTTTCATTTGGGGAGTTTATGCGAGAGAAAATAGTGGCAGGCGGTTTCAGGATTTAAGTAAAAAGTCTCCTACCACTCCCCCTGTCTATTCCTAGACACCTCGACCAACTTTTGTAACTCAGTCTGCATTTTCTCTTTCCTATCCTCACTAGCTTCGTACTCATCATGGATGTATCTATGGCACTTTGCATCGACACAAATAATGTTAGACTCTTCCAAGCCTAACCATGGATGCTCCTCTAATGTTTGTATATGGTGACATATCTGCACTCCACTAAACCTCTTCTTACTCAAACACAACTGACACAAATAATTGTCTCTATCCTTTACCTTTTTGACTAATAACTTCCAGCCTTTGCTATTGTAAAATGCTGCTCGTTTCTTGTCTCGTTTTTTAGTATCATACTCTTTATGTCTGTCTTTCCTTTTTTCCTCATATTGCTTCTGACACTTATCACATCGCTGTAAACTTAAATCAATCTTCTTGCCGCATCCACATAACTTTAAAAGAGCCACGTTATAAATGTGATAGCTAATGCAATCATTGCTCCAATTATTATGGCCGTCATCCTGTTAGCTTCATCATTATCTTGACTTCCAATTAAACCTAAGAGACCAATCAGTAGTGCTAAAGTAAATATCAATCTAACTGTAATCAACATTGCTATCTCACTCCTTTTCCTTTTGTCGTTCAACAACAACTGCTGCAATAAACAAAATAGGTAACGTGATAAACAATGTTAGGAATGCACCAACATAAATTAATTGTTCCATAGGTCATCAATACCTTTAACAAATTGCTCTTGCATCTTTTTAGTCCTCATGTATCCTAAAACTAATATCAATAGATGAAGCACAAAAATAAAAACTCCAATCCCCATTGGAATGAAGTAGTTAATTGCTACTCCTGGAATTAAACCAATTAAAAAAGCAATACCACAAGGCACTGCAACGTATAAGCAAAGTATCATAATTAATAAAAACCATGACAATATTTTTTCTGGTAAGGTTCTCTTAGTAGTAAACATTAATATCACTGCTCCCTATATACTCAGGTAGGTTATCAATTATAATTTTTTGTACTTTTGGTATTGGGTCTTCATCAAAATTAATAATCCTTTCTATTTCCCTTAAAGCATATTCATATCGAACTTTATCGCTAGTTTTTATCTGCATACTACTCATCACTCCTTTTCTAACAATTCCATCAAATATTCATTTATTTCTTTCTGTTCGTCCAAAGCACATTTTAATGATTTTTTAAGACTTTCCTTCTTATTTTTCAACTGTTTTTCTTTATTTTTCTCAAGTTTGTTAATGTACTGTAGTTTCTCTTCTACCGTAAATATAGTCCATCCAAAAGGTACTTCTCCCTTATCCTCACATCCCTTTATTTTAGTTTGGTCTCTTTTGCGAATTTCCTCTATATATTCAAATGGTGAATTTACATTTTCCAAATGAACAATAAGTAATTCAATATCTTCTTTATTTAATCCTAATTTGCTCATTTTTCGAAGATCATTAAATAAAGGAACAAATAAATCCATGTCAATATCTCTATAATTCTGCTTCATTAACTCACCCCTCTAATTAAAATATTTTAAGTTTACTGAAACATCAATCCATTGATTTCTTATTTCCTCTCGGATTCCTGGACTACCTAAACCACTTTTTTCAATCTCTATTAAACTGTTTAAAAAGTTTATTTTTAGTTCTAATTCTCTTTCTAGCTTAGATTTCATATATTCACTCCTAAATTTAGACAAAAGAAAAAGCACCCTACCAAGGTGCAATCAATTAAAATCTATAATCATCAATATCATTGACCTTATACATATCTAAACGATCAATATAGTTGTCTTCATCGGAAATATTAGAAATAGTATTTATTTCATCTTTAGTTAATACTTCTTTTTCATGAAGTAATGATAATAATCTTTCATTAATTATTTTTAAGTTAGAAATACAAATTTCTTCATTTATTGTTTTTACTTCATGTAAATGTCGTTTCCTTTGTCGATACTCACTTTCATCATATTCTTTCTGCACCAAAACAGCATAAACCTTATAAAGTTCTTCATGTACAGAATAACCAACTGTCCCAAACCTCATAGCATAATTATCAGTATTATAAACAACATTAAAATACTTATTATCACCAAAATGTATATTTTTTTCAAACTCTCTGAATTCGGAGAATTCTGTTGCTGATAATTTAAATTTCACCAACAGAATCAATACATCGTCTTCATCTTCCTTTAAAGCGTACGGTTGAATAGTAAAGTTTTCCAACACTAATTTTTGTTCCATAATACCAACTCCTTCCATATTATGAAACAAGCATATCACGAACATTCGTTCTTGTAAATTGTCTTTTTTTGACAAACAAAAAAGCCACTCATAATTGAGCAGCAATGTCGTTGATCTTCTTTTCAATTTCGATTACCTTATCTCTTACTTCTTCAACTGATAACCCATAACGTTCTGCAACTCTCTCAAATGGAAATACTGCAAAATCTATGTTTGCCTGAAGGAAATACTGATAAAATTCTCGCTCAGCTTCCGGTAATTGTTTTCTTGCATTTTCTATTTTCTTATACTCAAAAACCTCTTCAAAATCCAATAAATTGTCATTAGTCATTTAATCCACTCCCATCTAATTTTAAAATACATCATTTTTAGATGGAAATTTATTCTAATATGTAGACAATTTGTGACGATTTTCTGGTGGTTTACCTATCCCTTCAAACAAAAGAAAAAAGCACTCCAAAATGGAATGCTTAAAGTCCTAAATCTGATTTTCTTATACTTGTTGCTGTAGCTTTTCTTCTTACTGGTTTTACACTAACAGACACATACGCAACTTGATCTAAATTAACCTTATAAAGAACACCTTCATACTCAAATTCTCTCCAACCACTGTCTGGAACTCCGTACATAACTCTTTCTTTGTCTTCGTCAGATACAAATTCTCCAATAGTTTTACCATTTTCAAAGTGATAAGTAATTAAATACTCTTCCATTTCATCCACCTCCTCCCACTACCATAATTATACAGTAGTTAGGACAAGATAAGGTGAATAAATTGTTAATTTTTGTCTATAACACAAAACAAACACCTTTCCAAGTGATAGGTGTTTTCTCATTCCACAACGAAAAAGACCTCACAAGTTAATGAGAGGTCTTGATCAATTTAGACCTATAATATTTTAGGTCGCCCGTAAAGGGATTAGTATATTTGTCCGATAATTTTATCGGAGCCCGCAAGGGGATAGTTTTTAGTTAACTTAATATTAATACTTATTTACTTGGATGTCAATGATTTTACTATAGATTCTTTATTAGTATAAAGTTCTAATAGTTTATTATCAATTTCATCTAAGTATTTATTATCTAATCTAAAATTATACAACTCATCTCCAGAATCTTTAGGGGTATGAATTCTAATTTTACTTAAAGCACATATTTGACTAAGAATTGCTACTGTCCCTTTTTGATAATCCTTAATTTTCTTGCTTAGTTTATCAATATCTTTTTGAACCTTATCTGTATTTTTACCCTCATCACTCAATTTTCTTATTAAAGATGTCTTTTTGCTTAAAGTCGATTGGCTTTTTTGTATATCTTCTTTAAATAAAGAATATCCTAAAAACACTTCATATTTTTGATCGATGTCTTCTGGAGTTTTATTATCAGGCAATGATCCAAGAGGTATTACTGTAACTGTCTTATTCGATTTAGAATTCTCATTTTCAATTATTAGTGCATAATGTAAACCACCTTGTTCGCTTCCAACTTTAAATCCAAAGTCAGCTTTGACAACCATTCCCCTTTTATAAGAAAGTAGCTCTTGATAATTAAAATTATTTTCATTTCTCAGATAGTCTGTGCTCCATGTGTTTAACCAAAATAGTAATTTTCGAGTAGTATCTTTATCTTTCATCATTACTGACTTATGAAGCTGATTCAGAATTTTTATTGTGGTAGCATTAGTTGCTTCCTGACTATTTGTATTAATATATACCATTTATTCTCTCACCTCCAATCTACCAAAATTATACAACAATTGATGGTAGATTAGTAGGAAAGATGTAAAAAATTAGTATAATTTGTGGATGTGTATTAAGATGTATTGTGGGCTCGATTCCCCACCCAAGAATGAATGAGGAATGAGCCGTGTAACAATTATAGACTCCGAAATAATATCGGAGTCACTTATCGAGGGCAAGTGACTCAAAAGTACAATATGTAATGTTTTTTGAAACTACTTAACTGACCGTCACGCTAATAGGTTGTTATTATGTATTATCTTTTAACAGACTCCTGCATTACAGGCCCATCACACTCAGGACACTTTAATCCATCCCGTGATTTATGATTAGTTACTTCCCAATCAGTAGCTAATCCATCAATATTAACCGTAATATCTCTATGTATTTCCATCGGTACTTCAGCAATTAATCTTATTGACTTATGACTATATCCAGTATCCATTAATTGTCTTACTTTGTTATGTATTTCAGTTTCATCGCTCGTAGTGATCACATCATACCAACAATCAACACTCTTGCGTTGCAATATGTATTCCATTACTCATCACCTTCTAACTTTACATTCTTATGTGATTTATAATTTATAATAGATTCGATTGTATTAAAAGAAACACCAACAATGTCTTTCATCATTAGGCAAAAATCTGTCTTAGTTCCTTCCCATTCTAAAAACTCTTGACGGATCATTATGACTTCATCTTTAGTCAATCGTTTTCGCTTACTCACTATATCCTCAATTACATCTGGTGTAAATTGCTGCTTATGTGGACATAAAATTAAATTAGAATATGCGTTATCGTGCTTATTCCTGTTTTTATGATTTACAGTTAATGGGAAGGGAATTAATTTACCATCTTTATCAGTAGTAAATGATTTTTCTCTCCATTCACTTTTTGTTTGTTGTGAACCAGCTGAATAAACCACTTCGTGAACATACATTCTAATATTATATCCGTCATTTCGCTTAAGAGTAGTCATTTTATACTCATTTTTCCTAATCCCTTGTGCTTTTTCCCCTAGCCATCTTTTAGTAACTAAACTGTAAATACGCCCTTTTTCTAGGTCTACTCTGTAATGCTGATCAAACTCAGGCAATGGAGCTGTATTATCTAATATTTCTTTTGAAATCATAATCTCATTCCTCTCATTTTTTTAAAAACTTGCATCCTATAATATTTGGTGTTATAATTCATTCTGGATAAGTATGTATTTAATTACTTTTACAACTAAAAATAAAAAGTGTGAGCAGATAATCGTCTTCAACTTAATAAGCGACTAATATCTCTCACATCATTATCCAAGCCTCTCACCATGGATCTTTATCTGTTCTATATTAAAAGGGCTTAACCTTTTATTAATTTCTCAATCTTATCGAACATTTCTCTTGAAGGCTTTTTAGCACCAGTTTCCAACATGCTCAAAAATGGCTGACTAATCCCTAGCTCCTTCGAGACACTTTTCTGTGAAAGCCGTCTCAACACTCGATATTCATACAGTTTATTCATCTTTCTATCCCTACCTTTCACCACCACCTTTTAAGGTTATTGTTTATTACTATCATCCCAATAAAAAAGACCGCCAACTAGTGACGATCTAAAGAGGAATGAGAGTAGGAGAGATTTACCCTCCTACATAATATAAGTCACTCCATTTATAACCTATAACTTAATATTATTGACCAATTTTTGATACTGTAACACAATATGTATTAATATTCTCTTTTACATAGTCTACATGTTGTCTTAAAGCTTTATTAACCTGGTTGACAAAAGCATCTTTTTCTCGCTGCCTTAAAAATCGTTTAACACCTTTCATTTCGTCCAGTAGTATATTAGATGACTTTTGATTTAAGTTGTCAAACAGTATGTCTATTATGGTATCGGATATGTCTTCTTTGTTACTTTGCATCTCCTTAAAGTCTCCATATGTATAGTTTTGGTCGTTATCGTATTTTTCCTTATAGTGTTTCTTCAAAAAGTTTATGGTATATGTGTAAAAATCAAAAGTATTATCAACTTGATAATCGCTATATGTATAATCAGTTATGTTATCAATCATCTCAAGGTATTTTAGTATTGTGCTATATGTCTCGTTATTACCTTTTAAAGCATTTATAATTTTAAATGCAATCCATTCCTTTTTGATAATATTACTGATTCGTGTAAACTGTTTACTAATATTTTCTTGTGACATTCCCAAGTCATCTGCAATCTTTCCCTGAGTTAGTAATTGGTCATGTTTTAGTGCATAAATCTTATATTGTGTTTTTGTTAAAAGCTTTTCTATACCACCAACATGATCAATAAAATCTTGATACTGACTAGATTCATTCTTTTTCCACACATCAAATTGGAAGTCATCATAATGTGATATTTCCGCATCATCTTCTAGACATTGACCTTTTCGCTCTCTAACAGTATCAACTTTTTCATTGGCATTATTAATTTCATCCATTACTCGCAACCTAAAATTCTTTTCAAAATACGTTACAATTTGAGCTGGAGTTTTTGTTATGTCGGTGGACTCAATCATTTTATAAACCACATTCAATATGTATTCATCTAAAATTTTTGGATCAATTGCCCTAAACTCGTTTAAAATGTTGTTATATAAATGATTTAACTTGTTATCATTAAATTTTAAATAACGTATACTGTCATATTTACCCTGGTTGTTTTTTTCTTTTACAAATCTTTTGCCAATTAATTGATCTAATACAAATTCATCACCATTCTTATAAGCTACAATATAATCCTTTAAATTTTTAAACGTTTGTTCCATTCAACCACTCCTCTTTTTTATTTTAAAGACTAAATCTCATTAACAATTCTTTATTGACTATCCCAACAGAGTTGCATCTTGAACCTCTGTTGTCGTAAAACACGACTTCTAAAAATCATCTGGGCCATACATTTGATTTAGTAAATCTGCATCATCTAGTATTTCACCAACAGGAACTTTACTTTCTTCTTCTTTTTGTTTATTTAAATCACGCTTCCTTTGAGCCTCTTTAATTTTATTACTAAATCCCTTCGCTTCATCCGTAAAATTAGGATAAATTTCCTTAATCACGTTATCTTTTATTTGGTAATTTACTTTGTTAAAGTCTAATGAAATACCATCTCTAACGTATTGTTTATAACTACCCCACACACCCATTACAACTTTAGGATTGTCTATGTACTCATTCTTCATGTTCATCAATTGAAAGCTTTCTAAAGACTTTTGGCAATTCAAATGATTACCCTTACCGTTAGAGTAAAAAATTGATTTAACGTCTTCTACATTTATCTGATCAATGTTATTGGCATTAACTGCAACAATTTCATCAGATTTCAATAAAACTGCATTTGTAGCATTTCTAACTAATTCTTTTTTAAAATTATGTTCAAACTGATCTCTCGCTTCATCAATCAACTTTTTAGTATGGTATTGTGATTTTTCATTTTTGTATAGAGCGTTTTTCCTTTTTTCTCCTACTTCAAACAGTTCTCTTTGTTGCTTTGTGGCTGTTTTCTTTTGAATAGCGTATTTAGCTTCAACATAGTAGTACCATTCAAAGTCAGTAGGGAAATAATTTTCACCATCAACCTTATAAGTCTTAAACCTTTCAATTACATCTTGCATTTCCTCATTAAAATCCTCATCACTTCCAATCGAATCAATAGCAGCTTCATTTACTTTCTCTTGAATGTGTTCGTCTGTAGTTACTTTATGCTCAACCTTCTTTTGCTCCTTCGTTTTCTCATCACTTGTAAATGGTAATATACGATAAACATTTTCATCCTGTTTTTTCTGTTCACGTCCATCTACCTTACTATCCTTGTAATCACCAGTATTTTTGTAAATGATTCCCCTGGTCACAGCATCTTTTATTATCCTTTTGGCAGAACGCTCATTAACACTAAGGATTTCTCCCCACCTTGCATAAGAACAAATAAAACCTTTTCTCCACCTAGCAGCAACACAATAAATATAGTAATCTCTAATACTAGTAACCTTTAAAAACTGTTCATATGTAATAGAAGAATAATTTCTCATACCTTCCTTTTTTTCATCCATTCCATCATTGGATAATTCGTTAATGTTAAGGCCAACCTCTAACATGGTATTATTTTTGATTTCTTTTACTTCATTATGTAAAATTAATACTTGCTTATTGATCAAGGATTCTAATGTTTCCTTAACTTTTTTGATATTATCCTTATCATACTTGTAATATCGAACATGGATAAATTGATTTAATAAATCTGCATTTACCCTAACCGAATCATCGTACATCCTCTGAGTGTAAATGGATGAATACAAGAACAACTCACATTCATTTAAATTGAATTTACTATCTTCATTAAAAAAGCAATTAAATACTGGAACATATTGTTTAGATGTAAAGTTTTTAGTTAACACATTTTATCCTCCTATTGTTTAGATTAAAGTTTAAATTTAAAAAACAAAAAATAAATCAAACCACTACTCACTTACCTTTACGCTTGTATGTATAGTATGTTTTATCTGTATTCATGTATTCTATGTATTACTGTGCAATTTTCTCCCCGATTTGGAATATCTATAACACCCCACCAGTGTCATTTTCATTCCAATTTGGAATTTTTATGACACCCCCTAGTGTTAATTTCTCCCCTATTCGGAATAATTTTGACACTAGTGTTATTTTCACTCTATTTAGGAATGAATTTAACACCCCTGTTTATGAGCTTTGAATTGTTGGATTATTTTCGACAAACATTCTGATTGTACGAACATGGAGAAAGTTGCTTCAGTTTTAGGATTTTTAGCAATTGTAATTGGTTCAATATTATGTAATCGAATAAAATCAGCTAACCTTTTGTCGTAACAAAACAGAAAATCGTTTTTATTCATCCTCTCACCTCCCTTTAGATTCCCCAGTCTTCTTTGAGTTTGTTTAGGAACTTTTGCATTTCTCCACTATCTCCAACAACATCTGGATGAAAATTTTTTGACGCTAACCTAAATATCTTTTTCAACTTCTTCTTTTCCTCTAACGTGTAGTTACTACTAGTGCTGAAGTTAAAGTAACCACTTGTATTATGTTTGTAGTTACTATTGAAATTGTCGTAGTAACTACTTTGTTCTGATTTCTTTTTTTCATATTCTCTATTGATATATTGCATCTCCAAAGCATCCAATGTGTTTTTATCTCTCAGAACACCGAATATGTCATAGCATAAATCATATGAATCTGCACCGTACTTCTGTTCAAATTCCTTTTTGATTCCTCTATACTTTTGTAATATCTCTTCATGCCGCTTTTTTGTTTTGTATTCTTCTGTTTGTTCAAATTCTTTCGTCACTTGTTCTACTATCGGATCTAATTTTTCGTAAACCATATCATAAATATCATCTTCTGATATGCCCATATCCTCTGCCTTATCTTTAATACTAAAAGGCATACAATCATAAAGTGAGTATTCTAGAAGGTCATAGTAACTCATTGTACATATTGACCATTGTTTCTTTTTAACCTTCCCATTTTTACGGTATGACTTATGGATACTGATCTTATAAGCATCAAGTACTGGTCTTTCAAACTTCTCCTGCGAAAATTTATATCCCCATTTTGTAACAGTTAACCCATCAAAAGAATATGTAAGATTGTCTACCATCAGCTCTTTTGGCGCCCCATAATCGTTCGGCTTTTTATTTTTTATTTTTTGAATAACGCAATACAT